TGTTCCATCGTTTCTACATCTATAACATGAAAAGCACTAAAATCTCCACCGTCTCCTCTTGCACAGTCTGCTGTTAATAGATAGTTTTTACTATAATTGGGATAATCCCATATCCATAAATCTTGATTATTACCCCGTTTTTCTACGGGATCTTTTAAATATGTTTGTTTGTAAAACTCAAGAACATCCACACTTACAACTTGATTACCAGATGTACTAAAGTCACAATCACATTCTTGTGCTGCACCTTTTACACCAGACAATTCGGTCTGTTTATCTCTCCAAACTTGATCTCTTTCTGGATGCAGATGCCATGGCAATCTTATAGTCTTAAAATTATTCTTACCTTCTTCAGCTTCTACCCAAGTTTTATGGAAGAAATTACCTACACCGTTTGGAGTACTCAATATAATAGCTCTACCACCAGTAGACAGTGTATATTGAGCTGATAACCAAATTTCTTCGATGCCATCGATAAATGCAGCTTCGTCAATGATTAGTAACGATAGTGCTGATGAACGACCGGCAGTGCCAGCGGACGATACGGCTTTAATTTGCGATCCGTTCTTTAAACGAAGTGATAAACGATTGTCTTCTACACACGGTACTTTCAACCAAGATGGCAAGTTATCGTTAGCAAATCTAACTTTGGTAACGATTTCCTTCGCTGTTTCTTGGGTAATACTAATACACAGAATATTCTTATCATTGTGGAATGTCATTAACCACAAACTATAAGCTGCTGTGAGAGTACTAATACCCATCTGACGACTTTTAAGAACAATGTTTAATTGATTATCAACGAAGTCTTGTAAAGCATCTTCTTGGAATGGATACAGTTCAAATCCAACTGTACCTCTAATAGGATGTTGGATTTTAACGTATTTTTTCATGAAGTATATAGGATCTTCTATACACTTCTTATACTCACTTCTTATTATTTCTCTTAGATTTGGTTGACTCATATTTCTCTTCGTAATCCTTGATTTTAGCATTAATCTCTGCCAATCCCTCGTTGATTTTCACTAAATCGTTGGTTACATCTTCAAGTATTTTTGTATAATCTTGTACGCCTTCCCATCTTTCAAACGAACCGTCTTCTTCCAAGAACTCAACAGGTTTACCTTGATTTTCTTGGCAAAACTTTTGACTTTCTTCAAACTTTTTCTTATAGTCTTCTAAAATACTACGTTCATTTTTAAGATCTTGAAGTTCATTATAAACTTCAAAAATTCCCATCATTTTCAATTCGGTTTGAAAGTTAATAAAACAGTCGTAACAATATCCTGTCTTTGGCCAAACTCTATCATCTAAATAATTGCCCCAACGAACATCCATCTTACAACATTTACAACGTTGTTCGTTAATAATCTTAGCACGTTTTGAAATTCTACGTTTGCTTCCATTTTTCCACACCCACTTGTGTCCGTAACTATCCTCCCATTCATCACCTTCTTTGCGTTTATTGTTCTCCAAATTGGGATCATAACCAACTTGTACGAATGGACGATTACCTTCTAGGTAATCTTTAACGATACCCAGATTACTTTTACCTGATGCTCTTTTCATAACAAATATGTATTTATTTTATTTCTTAAACTTACTTTCAAGGCCTTTTATAATAAAACTTCCTGTAATTTTGAAAGGATTACCATAAATACTTGAGTCTCTTATAACTATACCTTCGTGTTTATCTAAATCTCCAATTTCACTGGTAGCATTTTTTAATATTTCATCTCCCAATTTAATCGTTGCTAAATAAACAATGGTATCATTAACAATTTTATTTACATCTTGACCGGCGAAATCTTTTGATATATCTTTACTATTACTTGCCTGAATAAATTGTTCTCTAGTAATAAGTGGAGTTTGTATTTTAACAGTTTTCAACCAATCCTTAAGTGATTTAGTCACAGGTGTACTTGTAGGGTATAACGTAATTGGCTGTGATAAAACACTAGCTAGTTTTGGTTCCGATTTAAAAGTAGTATCAACGCTACCCAATACCTTAAAACCATACTTCATAGCAACCTTATTTAATTTGTTTATATAAGATTGCATTACATTTTTATCGTAAGGAATTTCAGTAGCTACTCTTGATTTAACACTACCATCTTTGCCGAATGTTTTTGGTTTGATTTCTTTTAATCCGTGAATAGCTAAAAAATTACCAATATCACCATAACCCACAACGTTTGTTGTGCCTTCTACGTATTCAATATTAAACAATATATTTGGATTGTCTAATAATCCCAATTTCTTCAATTCTGTTTTTGTAGTGGGAATTGCTTCATCAAAAATATTAATTACTTTTGTGCCAATATTGATAAATCCGTGTCCTGGTTCAAAACGACTTGACAAATCTTCGGGTCTCATTCCCTTAATATCAAGTGGTTTAGCACTACCACGATCCATTACAAATTGTCCATTTACCATTCGAATGCTGGCATTTACACCATCAATCTTTACACTTCCAGCTCCTTGTTTTAAAGACTTAACGGATTTAACAAATACGTCGGCTAGTTTGGCACCTGTATTGACAAAATCAAATGGATGTGCCATATGACCTCCAGCGCCACCTTCTTGTATTACTTCGTTCAAAATGTTATTCAGCTTTATCATATGGTTTTAAAAATGTTTTATCGAATACAGGAATTGCTTTTTTGTAAGAACTCTTTGTTTCATCAAGAGCATTATCTGTAAATTGCCAATTCCAAAATAATTCATTTGGCGTTTTGAATCCAAAAAATTGTAATACTTCTTTTTGTGTTTGAGTAACATCTTTTCCATTCCAATTTTGACCAGTAGCAATAAATCCTGAATCTATATCTTTTACTATATTGCTTTCACCCAAAGTAGAATGTCGGTTCTCAATCCAAGTCAATCTTTCAATTAATTTCTGATAAAAACCATTAGCTTGTCCCCATCTTACACTAGCAAAAAATAAAACAACATCGCTTTCAAATAATTCTTTACTTATTTTCCACAATTCATCGCTTTTATTATTTATACTAGCCCAACAACGATGTTCTCCTGTTGGGTTTTTTTCTTTATCTTTTAAAGATGAATCTTTTGTACCACAATGATTTCCCCATTTTGACGATACATTGCCCTCACACGGAACTATATTTAATTTGGTTGTATCAATCAAAGTTACTTTTTCTTTGCCTAATAATTCTTGTATTTTAAATGCAAGTTGTGTACTTTTAGCAATATCGTCTTTGTGACCACTCCATCTATTACTGGTTGTAAGCAATAGTACTTTGTTCTTGGTACGTAAATAATCTATTGTTTTTTTGTATTTACGAGCATAAAGATCCATATCTTGCTCGCTTTGAGGAAGTTTGGCTTCTAATAATAAATCGTTTAAACTGATCATTTTGATAATTGGTCTAAAATTATTTGTTTGTTTTTTTAACGCAGTTGGGATATTTTTTACCAAACAATGTTTTCATACCTTTTTGCGTATATCCCTTCCAACATTTCTCTTCTATATTATTTTCAACCACCCCATATCCAGAACCATATGGAGATGATTTACCAGATTCTGGATTGGATGTTTCTTTATTTAATTTTATTGTTTTTGCTTTTGAGGCCTCTTTACGTTGTATAGCATAGTCTAAAGCACTTTTCAATCTGATTTTAACATTTGGATCTTTAGCATTTTGATAAGCTGATCTAACTCTCTGATGTATAAGATTTATAATTTGAGATTGTCTTTTGTGACTTTTTGATTTAAAACCACTACTAGCTAGCGTATCTTTAATGTCTTGTACTGTTCTAAATTTTACTCTAACCGTATCCTTCGGATTTTCATCTGTATACAATCTTCTATCAGATCCTTTTGGTTTTTTACCAGTTCCAACTTTTGGATCAGACTCAGATAAAACTTTATTTAAAATGTCTGTTAAACTAATCATTTTGCTAACTCGTCTAGTTTAGATTGCATCGTCATACCACGAATCACTTCAGGTGTGCCACCATTGTCTCTATTAAAATAACGTTTATAATTGCTTAGTGCAACGTCTAATCTAGCTTTATCAATTGGTTCTTTTGAAAGAATATCTTTTACCATCTTTAAATTATTAACTACCAATACGTTGGTATCGTTAATAACTTCGTCGATTAATTTTAAAAGAGATGGATCTACTGCTTCTTTAACTTGTGGGTTAGTTAAATCCTCAACGATTCGTGTTAATAGTATCATAATATATAAATAGTAATTATTTTCGATTCCAGATAAATTTC